TATTATATTACGATTATCTTTTTCTGATATTTTCATTCCAGCACCAGATTGCCGGTCTGGAGATATTAACACATTTTCAGAAATTAAATCTGGAGATGGTGTATGAGGAGGAGTACCATCTGGTGTATGTGGAGGAGAACCCTCTGGTGTATATGGAGGAGAACCATCGGGTGTAATAGGTGATAATTGTTGACTATTTACAAGTCCATAATCAGGTGTTGTTTGTTGACTATTTACAAGTCCATAATCAGGTGTTGTTTGTTGACTATCTACAGGTCCATAATCAGGTGTTATTTGTTGACTACCGACAGGTCCATAATCAGGGGTCCAGCCTCTTTGTTGAGTTCTAATATTATCTAAACTAATCGCCCAGTTATTTGGTTGTTGTGTAGCTGTTAATTCCTCTATCATTATATTCGGCATAATTGGTGTTTTATCATTATATACCAATGTATTCATATTCCATTTACTGGGATACCGATTGGGTAGTAACCCTTCATTATCATCTACGAACCAGATTTCTGTGGGTTTCCCCCGTTCATCTAATATAATAGAATTATATGCTTCACCTCTATCTTTATCATAACTATAATACGTCCATCCATATGCCTCTGGTTCAATAACCTTTTTATCTGTTGGATACTCTGCTGGTTCATTTATAATATCAGACGGTTCTATTAAATCTTCTTTACCCAACTGGTCTTTATTATTTCCTCTATATCTTATCTCTTGTTGTATGGTTATACCCAATTCTTTATCACTATTTGTCAGTTTTAATACATTATTTGAATAACTCATATTGGTTAATTGTTCTACATTATCTTCAGTTATAACTCTAAGATGGATATTCATTACTTGTAATTCCTGTATTAATAATTTAAATGCATATGGTATTTTTAACACACTAAAATTTCTTCCGAATTTTGTAATATTCTCTATATTAAGGTTTCCATCAATTGTTTCATTAAATTTAATGGGTCCATCTACCATAGGACTAATAAATAGATTTTGACTATTATTATAAATGGCAACTGTTCCTGAATTATTACATACTGCCATATAATATTCATCCCCACGATTCAACATGGATTCTTGTAAAAATCCAGCAGCACCGTGTGCTATTACTCCATCACGTTCCATTTCTCCTATTCTTAAACCACCATCATTTGCTCTACCTCCTACAGGTTGTCTCGTAAGTTGCTCGTTAGGTCCTCTTGCTCTATAATTGATTTTATCCTTTACCATATGCTTCAATCTCATATAATAAGTGGGTCCAACAAATATATTCGCTTGAAGTTGCTCTCCAGTCATACCATTATATAATAACTGATTACCAGACGAATTGTAACCATTGTTTGTTAATATTTTACCGAATACCTCATGCGTAGATCCCTTATTTATAAAAGCAGTGCAATCACCAAATCCGCCAACATTTAAACATGCTTTACCCATTAATGTTTCTACCAATTGACCTATCGTCATTCTAGATGGTAACGCATGTGGATTAATAATAATATCCGGTCTAATTCCATTATCTGTAAATGGCATGTCTTTTTCAGGAATAACTAATCCAACCGTACCCTTTTGTCCGCAACGACTGCAAAATTTATCACCAATTGCGGGTATACGTTCTTCACGAATTCTTACTTTGGCTAATCTAAACCCTTCTTCATCTTCTGTCATAAATGTTTTGTCTACAAAACCTAATTGACCTTTTTTAGGATAGACTGACGCATCACGAGGTTGACCGGGGTCCATTAAGTTTGTTTGTGTTTTTCCAATAACCACCTTCTTATCATCCATAGGCGTATTCTCTTTAATTAATCCGTATTTATCAAGCGCACTATAATCATATCCAAATTTAACTCCATCCATATTTGTTTCTTCAATATTTTGAAAATGAGAATCGACGGAATTTTCTCCGATTTTAGAACTTTCTTCTCTAGATTCATACATATTATAATATGTTGTTCTGAAAAGACCCCTTTTCAAAGAACCTTCATTAAACAATATAGAATCTTCTACATTATAGCCACCATAAACCATAATCGCTACTATGACATTTTCACCATATGGATGCTCTTCATTATTGATAAACTGTAAATATCTACTCTTTACTAGAGGTATCTGTCCACTATTTAATACAACCCCCATTTTATCAATTCGTGATAAAAAGTTTGAACTGTATAACGACACTGCTTGTTTTGCCTGTCCGCAGAAAAATAAATCTCTTGGTAACTGATTGTTTTCAGGGAATACAATTTGGTTACCCATTACACCTAATAATAAAGAAGGATGTATTTCCACATTCGTATATGGTTTCTTATCATCAAAATCATATTCACTTGATATTAATGTCATTTCTTCCTCAGATGTATCTATATAATCAATTATTCCTTCCGTTGCTTCCAATTTGGCAAAATCATCAGTATCGTATAATTCTGTTATATCATAAATATTACAACTATTTACATCAAAGTCTTTTATTTTTTTAGCAGCAAAACCATTAATCAGTTCATTCCATGAAAATTTATTACTAGTTATTTTTTCTAGTATTTGTTTCTTTTTGAAACTAACCTCCTTATCTTTCACATAAAATACAGGTCTACATAATCTACCCGAATCAGTAAAAATGATTAGCTCATTCCTTGCTATATTCCAACTTACACTTGTATATAAAGGTAATAAACCATTGCGCTTGTATTTCTTAATTAATCTCAATATCTCTTGTGTATCTGATATAACACCAACCCATCCACCATTTACCATTACTTTCGTACACGCATATAAATATTGACTACTGCATTCTTCTAATAACTTCATTTTACAAATACTTCTCAAAAACTTCATCATTGGATAACCAGAACATCCGCTAGTAATATGAGTGGATATAGCCATATGTTTATGAAATCCTACATTTCCACCATCTGGAGTATCTACTGGGTCAATAATTCCCCATTGAGAACCATGCAATAATCTAGGTTTTACTACCTTGGCACTTGAATCCATAGGCAAATTGATTTTCCGCAAATGAGATATAAAACTATTGTATGATAATCTATTTAAATCTTGGACGGCACCAATACGCTTCGTATGTTCGGCTGAACCCCAATTCCCTTTGAACGCGTCTTTAAAACCCTTTTCTACTATTCGCTCTTTAAAAATCATATCATAATTATTGGAAACTAATTCCTTAAATGTTTCATCTTGGTAAATCATTTTTGATTTTTTAAGATTGTATTCTGTATCTAATTTTAATTTTATATTATCTTGCTCCAATTTGAAATACTCTTTAAACAAATCATATACTAACTTCCCTGGAACTTCTACACGTTTAAATTTAAAACTGTCTCTATCAGTCGGTTTCTCTAATTTTGTAAAAACCAATAATAAATTATACACAATATACCCTAAGTAATACGCTTTTTGAGTATAATTTGATTCACCTATATTCGGCATGAAATAATTCATTAAAATATCTAATACATGGGTTACTGTATGTCCTTTTGTAAATGTTTTAATATATTCTAACGCTGCTTCCTGTGTGAAAATTTTTGATGAATCGTGAATTGACGGTATAAATAAATCAATCATAGAGCTGTTTTTTTCCATATCCAATAAACAATATTCAATAATTTGCTTGTCTGATACCACCCCCAATGCCCTGAATAATATAAATAATGGTATTGGTTTTCTTACATTTGGTATATTCACTACTATTTGTTCGTTTGTATAAGTTGCAGATGGTGCTACTATTCTTACAGATAATGTTCTTTCTGGTTTTGAGGCATCTTCTGATACTGTTCTTATATCCGCGCCATGACTGTAAATATCATTATAATTATCCCGAATATATAACATATTATCCGCAAATTTTTCCTGACTTACGATTACCTTTTCTTTTCCATCAATAATAAAATAACCTCCGTGATCGTTTCTACATTCACCCATATTGTATCTTACTTCTCTATTTAATCCATTTAATATACATAAATCTGATTGTAACATAATAGGAAATCTTCCTAAAAATAATGAACTATGTGTTTCCATACTCTCATTTACTATACCTTTATCGTCTCTTATAAAATATTTAACATCTAAATCATAATGTATTGTCATTCCATAATTCATATTTCTCATTCTAGCTTCATTTGGATACATAAAATGGACCCGGTCGTCATCGTAAATAATTGGTTTCCCATAGTATACTTTTGAACCATCCAACCCACCTACATATAATTCACATCTATATTTATACTCTTTGCTTGTTGGGTCTTGTTCCTTTTGCAATATAACTGGATTCCTTTCTTTTAATATTTGTTTCAATCCAGTTCTGTAAAAATCGTTGTAAGAATCTATATGATGTTTTACTAAAATTTGCGGATTGTCGTTAAAATATTTTTCTATTATATTCCATGTTGTATTATTATACTTCAAACTCATTATAATATATCTTAAGTATATTTTTTTATAATGTATTCATATAAGTATAATATAACATAAAAAAGTTTGATATTATGTGATAAAATAAATTTGCTAAAATATTCAGTAAATTTATTTTCGAATTACATTTTTGATATTTATTTTGGAATTTTACCCCATTTTACATCTTTACATTTCAAACGCCCATTTTTTTCTCGTTTTTATGACATTCGTGACACTTGAATGTAAATTTTGTATATTTATGTTCTTCTAAAAATGCTATTATAATTTCCTTCATACTAATCGGTTTTGTTGTATCATTCCAAACCTTTTCTAATGCTCTTTTTATCAACAATGGTCTTTCTTCACCTATTCCATGACACCTTTCTGTTGATGGACCATTACAATCACTACAAGGAAATTTCTTAATATATGCGTTAGTAAATGTAGATTGTACTAAATTTGTGAATACATTTGAACCATAATCCTTTATAAAATCTTCGTGAGAAGTGTCAATTATTTTTGAATTCCATTTATTACTTTTTACAATATCATTTATTCGTTTATCAATATATTCGCTGTGCATATTTAGTTCCGCCATTGTAAATTATATCGTCTTGTTATATCATGTATAAACTAATCAATTTTATACATAATTAGTGTTGATATATAAAAATGTGTATTTGAACGATGGATATTGATATACTAGTAGAAAAATATAACCTCATATTTTTCTACAATATTTTTGATTGAATAAATGATTGGGTTATTTTTTCATGGGACTATGGGTTGACTACAATTGGGGATTGTGGGCGTGATTGTATTTGTGTTTGTTTACAGGGGGTGCAATCCCAACAAACCCTCGTTATTTGGAGTATCAGTTCTCGGACCTCTTCCTAATTTCTTACGCTGAGCCATACCTTCACTAATCATAATAATATTAGAGTTTTTGTATAACATGAATAGAGCAAGTGACGCAAAATACGCAAATAATGGGAAAAAAACTAAAAACCAAGAAATAGACTTGTATCCATTCTTACAAAGCGAATCCAATACAATTGTAGCAAATAATATATAGCCTAGTTTTAATACGTATATTAATACTAAATTATCAACAGGACATTCATACGAACCCATGTTTAAAGTTTTATTGTTTCCTAAGTTGGAAAGAACCATAACGAGTAATGTAATCATACTTAATACAAAGTATATTACAGCAGGTTTACACATTTTATTTAATTTACTGAACATTATAATATTATAATAGATAAAATAAAAATATAATTACAAATAAAAATATAATTACAAATAAAAATATTACGTAATTATAGTCCGGTAACTAAATTATTAGCACCAGGTATATTTATACCATCATTTGGTGTGCCACCAATATATTTATATTGTGCGTCTATTGGTTGATTTTGAGGATATGGGTTTTGACTAAGAGGTTGGGTTTTACCCATTAAGTTAAAATATCCCCCCTTTACTCCATTTTCTACACCTCTTCCTAAATTTACAATTTCTTGAAAAAATCCTCCTTTTTGTCGTTGTTTCCCTCCCTTTAATATTTGGTAGTCACTAGTTGACCGTGCAGGGTCTATTCCACCAACAAGTATCCCATCTTTACTCAAAGAAAAATGATTTGACATGGTTTGACTATTTGTATCTAAACCTCCAACACCAGGCCAACTTGCCACATTTCCACCATCCCAAGAATATCCTACAGGTCCAGCACCCGGACTTGAAACCATACCTCCTTTCATCATTTTTCCACCATAATAACTACGCTGAAGTTTATGTAGACCCTTGCGGTAATGTAGTCCTTTCATTGTTTTATGCCCTTTATGTAAATTTTTTAAAGATACGCGTTTAATATTTTTCCTATTTGATTTTCTAGGTTTCC